ACAACCGCATCCTCTTGATACGCCCCCACGATGGCGGTGTTCCCATCCCCGGAGATGGCGATGGAAGTACCGAAATAGTCACCCGCTTGTTTATCCGACGCCTGGATTTTCTGTTGTTGGGGCCCGCAATCTATTGTTCTTTCCGTAGACAAATCATCGCAGTTACCAGCAGCTTTACGAGTCTGTAATTGTTTACCTTCGGAAGAACAACTGCCACTGTTTGTCCATTCTCCTTCATAACAACCTTCAAAATTGTCTATTTTAACTATATTTTCGTAATCGTCGTATATGATTTTTTCAACCTCATATTTATAAAATTGTATATTTCTTCGACCGTATAAATCATCAAACAATAATTTTATAGTAATTTTATTGTTTCCGGGCTTCAAAACAACGCCATTCACCGTTAGGTTGGCAGTTGAGCCATCTGTTCTATCTTCTAGGCTAGTTGTTTCGGCTGTGTATTCGGTTCCATCGGGTGTGACTACAACTACTATCCATTTTGTTACGATGGCAAGCGTTGCGTCTCCATTTGTCCATGATACGTCGATGGTGTGACTTTTGTATTCATATTTTTCACGTTTACTTTTATTAAAAAGTAAATATATCAACAAAAGGATTAAACACAATACAAATATATGTCCCCCTGTTATCATTACTATTAATTTATATTTTTTTGTGGAAAATCGAATCAATTAAACACATCATATTACCAAATAAAGCTACAAGTTTTATACGCTCTTCCATGTCCCCCATAATTTTAGTAAATTTTATTATTTACACGGTGAGCTCTGGGAGATCATCATCATCACTAGCCTCATCACACCAAAGTCTCTTTGGTGATTCGTAACACACATGTGTCACATTAGGATCAAATACATCACCATGCGTTTCGCAAAGAGGGCATGGTTGTGTCGGGACTTCACCAATCTTGTGAGTATGCTCTGGGTGAACCTTTGCAACTTTCTTGACTTTTTCTTTTACTCCAGTCTTTTTTACTTTTGGTGGTTTGTCTTTGTGTAAACGACAGTGTATGAAGCCAGGTAATGCTCTGTTTCTGCAAGGTGTACCTTTCCCAGTAACGCCTTCGCATTGTGAGGTAATCGTTGACGCAGCCTTAAGCCTGGTGATCTCTTCCTCTAAATTTTTGATAATTTCCCTGAGTTCTTCGACAGTTGACATTTATTATTTTTTAAACTTAAATTTTAATTTAAAGACTATAACTTAGGTTACCAAAACCTGTTCACATCTAGTATTAAAGTAACACGCTTCATGTACCCCCTCTTGGTTACTTTGTGGTATCTTGAATGATCAAATAGTATTTCATCACCAGGGAAGTGTGTATGTCTTTTATTTGGTGTATGTAAAACACAATCTCTGCCGCTTTTTATTGTTAAATGATATCTAAGTTGTGTGTTACTTTCGGCTCTGTGAGGTGGTATACACATTGGGGCATCCATGACAGCAAAGACACCAGTTGTTTTATCCACACATGGTATTTCATCAATTATTTTTTGTATTTCTGGAAAATCACTAACTTTGTAATAATAATATTTTTTGTTTTTCTTGAACCATTTATCAAGTTTATGAAAATAATACTTTGGAACTTTGTCGACATTTTGTTCAAATGTTGTTTTTATTGTTTCAAAATTTGCTTTTACTTTCCATAAACCTGGAAAATCATAAACGTTATAAAAACTTTTATACATAAATAAATCAATTATTGAATTTCTTATTCCAACAATTGGTCTCAAAGGATTAGAAAAATACAATGTGTCTATCGGTAGTTTCAGATAATCATAAAGTAATAAAATTATTGGAATCCACAGGGAAGACATTATTTTCTTATTCTATTATAAAAATGCCTGGATATAAACGCTCTGAAAAGTATGCCCCGTCTGTCTCAGAAAGTGTTGATAGTCTCGAAAAAAGATTTGTCATGCCCAAACTTACGTTAGTTCAACTCGTGATCTTGAGTCTTATTTTGTACACTGCGTTCAGATACAAAAATTTCAACAAGCAGACACTCGCCATTCTGTCTGTCGCCCTTGGTTTGTTTCATGTGTATGATCACCTCTTTCTCACAAAGCGTGGCAAGGAAGAAAAGTTCTTGGGTAAAAAAAGCGAAGGTTACTGCTCCATGTGCCAAAAATAATTTGTAAGTAAAATATAAGTATGCGAGTTAGAATTATTCGTAGTCCAGATTCGAAAAAGAAATTTAGAGCAATATTAGAAGATAATAAGACTGTTGATTTTGGTGCCAGAGGATATTCAGACTACACCAAACACAAGAATCCACTTAGAATGCGATTATACGTTCAGAGACATGGTGGGCGTATACCAGCAAGTATTCTCAAAGAGAAAAATGCTTCAAAAGTTCATAAACAAATGTTAAAAATTGAGAGAAGTGATAAGGAAGATTGGTCTATAAGAGGTATAGATACCGCTGGATTTTGGTCGAGATGGTATCTGTGGAGTTATCCCAACTTTCAAGATGTTAAACGATACATGCAATCACGTTTCGGAATAACTTTTACTCGTACCTAACACCAGCTCGTGTAGCTGCGTCATCAATTTCGTCAACCATCTCCCACGCCCATTTACATTCTTCTATATCACCATGTTCACAAATTGCATACGCTATATCAAGTGCTTCATGAAGTATCAATTTCAGACGCATTTGTCTGGGTGTAATTTGTTTTGTTTCCTTTACACATGGTGATATGTAAATTTGTTCAAGAGCGACACGTGTTATTTCGTTTTTCTTCATTTCGTGATACACATCTTCACTTTTATGGGCGGCAACAATGTTTTTTCTAATACGTTTGGCACTGGGTACCCAATCATTGCTAAAATATCCAAACCTCTTGATAGTTCTCATTAAATATATTTGCAATAATATTTTTAACACCATTTACTTCTTTCGATGAGTCTTCGTAATAAATAAGGTGTAACTTCGTATAAAGAACCAAATGGCATATAAACATAATCTGGAAAATCATTATTCATACCAAGCAATTGTGCTATTTTATATCTTTTGTGTGGACACATTCTTGTATATTTGATATCATCTGCATTGTGTGTAGCTACAAGTGTGTGCACATTATCACTAGAATTGAGAGTTATTTCTAAAGCACGCCTGTATGATGCATCGACTTCTTCTTTTGTTTTGAATAAATTAAGTTGTTTTCCTATGTATGCCCCTCTTACAAGCTTAGCTCCTAATTGTATATCATTTCTTTGAGAAGCCAGTATGTCACTTTCTAATTCTTTTAATGCATCTTTTCTGTACATTTGATATGTTTTAAACACATTTAAATCATATTTATTAAATTCCAACATTAAGTCGTAACACGTCTTTGGATAGATAACTTCTTCAGCATCTATACAAACTTTAACACTATTTTTTATAGAATGTTGAATAATTTTTCTTATATGTGATTCAGCCCTGTGGGGTGATGTTTTTGATCCAAATGATGACATTTTCAAAGCAATCATTGAACTGGGAATGGTTGGTATTATTTTCATGTTAACATCACTCACATAGTTTGCATCTTCTAAGCTACAATTTTAACGAGCGTAATCTAATATAACTTTAGAACCGCATTTATTTACGTGTCTTACAATTTTAGTTAGTTCATGATTTAGAGCGGCATATCGTAGCATATCTTAAAGATGTAAAACATTTTTAATACATGAGTGAACACGAATTTAAGTGGAATGATTCTCCGGAACAACTGGGTAAATTTATACGTGAAATCGTGATTCCAAGACTACACCAACTCGAAGAAGAAGTCTATTTATTAAGAAAACATACATGGCCATATGTACAAGCTAAAAAAGAAGTAAATCACATGGACGACCTGTATGCTAAGAGAGAATTTCTACACATACTGGACGATGATCAAGTGCGCGAACTACTTAATATAAAATCTAAACATTCGAAGACTGGGGGTGGTATGCAACTTTTAGAATATGATGCATTACACAAACTCAAAAACAATTTATGTTAAAAGAAATTATCCGTCCTGTACATTTGAACATTATAATCCCCTGATTTACCTGTAACAGACACTGTTTCATTTCCATATAACTCCTGACATCCTATGTCATCCATACAATCTCGGTCTTGGTAAGATATGGGCAAAGGATAAATATTCTCACCGTTTGTAGTCGTATAGAAATGATATCTATCTCTACGACCACTGACTTCCTTACCGAAGAGGGGTAGGGTTTCGTCGTTGTCACCTAACAATACCCCCATCTGCTGTATGTGTCCGGGTTTGTATTCCTTTATAGGTGGATCTCTGTACTCCGGTGACTGATTTGCATAAGAAGTGACTTCTACTGGTACGGGTATGGGAATACCCACTTCAACCACACTGGAGTTATACCATTTATACACTATATAGGCAAGAAGGACAATGACAAGACTGTACAAAATCCTACTTTTTGTTTTGTTCTTCATTTATAATAAAGATGATATTAAAAAAATAAATTATAATTAAAGTATGAAGATACTGTCTATTGATATAGGGTATCATAACATGGCCTTGGTTTTGGCTGAGTGTGTCGGTGCCAAGATAAATGTAGAGTATATAAAGAAAGTAAGTCTAGAAGATTATAAACATATTTATTCAAATGACATCGTAGATTTAGTCCCTTTATTTGTAGATGACCATCATTACATATTTAAAGCAGCGGACAAAATCCTTATAGAAAGACAACCACCTGGCGGACTCACAAACATAGAAACTTTATTACATTATATGTTCAAGGATAGGGTCATACTTATATCACCTAATAGTATGCATACACACTTTGGTATGAGACATTTAACCTATGATCAAAGAAAAGAGAGAACTACTAAAATTGCAAGTAGACATTTGGAAACAGAAATTCCATATGAAAGAAAACATGACATTGCTGATGCAATATGTATGATTGAATATTACAATTTTAGAAATTCGGTTCATTTTTTTGATAAATTCAGATATACTATCAATCTTTAGCACGCTTTTCAAGTATATCGATACAATTTACAACTGATTCAAACATGCTGTAAATTTCGTTTACGTTTCTCCTAGAAATAGCCTCTCTTAAATATTTAACATTGTAGTCCAGTGACTCTGTCTTCTGTTTCTTCTTTTCCAATTGTTCATCACGGATTTCTTTCATTTTTTTGAGTTTGTTTTCCATGTCCGTGGTTACTATTTCGAGAGCATGATGAAGCTTTGAAATTTCATTTTCGTAAAAATCAATTCTAGTAAGAATAACGTGTCTTTTATGCTGGTTGGAAGATTTGTCTAACTGCTTTTCCAACTTGTCAATTCTTTCATAGATGACAGCAGTCTTCTCCTCGAAAGCTTTCTCATTGAGAGCTTGCAAATTTTCCAAACGCTCGATGTCGTAATCGATGTTCATGTATATATTTACTTGTGACAAAATTTTTAAGTGCTTAACTGAAAGATTCCCTTGTGATAATTTAATAAGAGCTTAATTATCTTTGACCTAAGAACTCCCGTACACGGATCAAGGATTTCTGTATTCTCGTAAAAAGATAATTCCTTTTCGAAGCGCTTTATTTCACCTTCGGACCAGGAAGTCATCTTAAAATAACTTATTTAATTTTTTATTTAGGTTTTCTTTTATCCAGTCAAAGTTTCCGAGTCTGTGTTGTACGAAAGCCCATAATGCAAAAAGTGTTGTTTTTAGTAAATTATTTGCCTCTGTATCTTCCATTTTATATATTGGACCAACAATACGACCCATGAGTGTCTTTTCTTTATCTTCTCCTGTTACATACATTTCTAATTGCGTCAGGGCACAAGAATCATTATTAACCGACCAATGATAAAAAAGAAATGGAATCAAAATAGAATAAAATTGTAAATGTTTTTCGTTATTTCTGAAAGGAATTACAAACAGTGAAATGAAAAGTATAAGATGAACTGTAAATATTATGTTCATCTATTGTAATATGGACAAAGAAAAAGTTAAGCTTCCAAAAGTCTGGCACCCCCAGCATGAAAAGATATT